GGCTTTAGAAAATTTCTTAATGACCCAGATAACAGAGTGTTTCGTACACGAGAAGGCACAGTATAATGGCATTTACAACATACACAGAACTAAAAGCATCTGTAGCTGATTACTTAGCTCGTACAGATCTAACAGCACAAATCCCAGACTTTATTACACTAGCAGAAAAAAGACTTAAAAGAGATTTGCGTATTAGACAAATGCTTAAGGTTGTAACAGCAACTATGACAGCAGCAGACGCTACTGTAGCCTTGCCTAGTGACTTTCTAGCAATGAGAGATTTACACTTATCTACTAACCCTGCAACACCTATAGAGTATTTAAGTCCTAGTAACTTTTACGCTAACGCTAGAACAACAGAATCAGGTAGACCTTCTAAATACTCAATACTAGCAGCAGAGTTTGTTTTTGCACCTGTACCTGATAGTGCTTACACACTTTCTATGCTTTATTACGCAGCACCTACAGAACTCAGTACATCTGTATCATCTAATGTATTCTTGGCTACTTGCCCAGACCTACTTCTTTATGGTGCATTAGGTGAAGCAGAGCCTTACTTACTAAATGACGCAAGATTACAAACTTGGGCTACTCTTTATGATAGAGGCGTAATAGCTTTATCAACTTCAGATGATTCTAGTGAGTATGGAAGCAGTCCTTTAACAATAACAATCGCATAGGAAAATATCATGGCAGAAATGAGTAATTATTTAGAGAACGCTTTAATAAACGTAACTCTACGAGCAACATCTTACACAGCACCTACTACAGTATATGTAGCATTATATACAACAGACCCTACAGACGCAGACACAGGCACAGAAGTTACTGGCGGAAGCTATGCTAGAACAGCAGTTACCTTTGCTGCACCGTCTAACGGTGTTTCTACTAACTCTGCTGACGTAACGTTCCCAACTGCTACAGCAAGTTTTGGCACAGTAACGCATATTGGTTTAAGAGATGCTTCTACAGCAGGTAACTTACTTTACCATACGCCTTTAGACACATCTAAAACTATTGCTGCTGGTGACGTATTTAAAATTACTACTGGTAATCTTTCAGTTACATTAGCGTAAGGATAACTCATGGCTCTCGTAGTTAAAGATAGAGTACAGGAAACCAGTACTACTACAGGCACAGGCACGCTTACGCTTGCTGGTGCAGTATCTGGCTTTCAATCATTCTCTGCTATAGGCAATGCTAATACTACTTATTATGCTATTGTAGGCGGAACAGAATGGGAAGTAGGTCTAGGTACTTATACATCTTCAGGCACTACTTTATCTCGTGATACTGTATTAGCATCTAGCAATGGTGGAACAGCAGTAAACTTTAGTGCAGGTACAAAGAGTGTATTTGTTACATATCCTGCTGATAAATCTATTTATGATGACGCTGCTGGTAATGTTATAGGTCTTGGCACTCCTGCATCCGTTACACTTACAAACGGCACAGGACTTCCAATATCAACAGGTGTAAGTGGTCTTGGAACTGGTGTAGCTACATTTTTAGCAACACCATCTAGTGCTAATTTAATAAGTGCTGTTACAGACGAAACAGGTTCAGGCTCTTTGGTATTTGCAACATTACCTACATTTGGCACTACAGGTGTTAAATTTAGTGGCTCTACTTCAGGCACAACCACAGTATTATCAGGAGCAACAGCAGGAACTTCTGTACTAACACTTCCTGTAGCTACAGATACTTTAGTAGGTAAAACAACTACTGATACGCTTACTAATAAAACTTTAACAAACCCAGTTATTTCAACCATTACAAACACAGGTACTTTAACACTTCCAACATCTACAGATACATTAGTTGGTCGTGCAACCACAGACACTCTTACTAACAAAACATTAACTAACCCTACTGTTACTAATTATGTAGAAACTGTTGTTGCTATTGGTACTGTTACAACATCCAATACATTATCACTAACTAACGGAACTGTACAAACAGCAACATTAACAGCCTCAACAGCTTGTACATTTACTATGCCTACTGCAACTGCAGGTAAATCATTTATCCTATTATTAAAACAAGCAGCAGCAACAGGTAACGGAACAGCAACATTTACAGGAGTTAAATTTACAGCAGCAGGAGCTCCAACAATTACAGCAACTGCTGGTAAAATGGATATACTATCTTTTGTAGCAGACGGTACAAATTGGTATGGTTCATACACTCAAGGTTATACTCCATAATGTTTGCAGCAAGAAATCTTTATTTATCTTCCATTCAATTTCCATATACCGTAAGTTATCTTACAGTTGCAGGAGGTGGCGGTGCTGGTTATTTTCGTGGTGGCGGTGGTGGAGCTGGTGGTATGCTTACAGGATCTACAACATTTTATTCTGGCACTACATATACTATTACCGTAGGTGCAGGAGGTTCAGGAACTGCTGGTGCTGCAACAAATGGTGGTAACTCTTCTATAACAGGTCTTACTGCTTCGGTAGGTGGTGGTATAGGTGGTAATTTATTTAATACAGCTCCAGTAGCTACATCTGGTGGTTCAGGTGGCGGTGGCGGTGGTACAAATTCTGGTGGACCTTATGCTGGTGGTGCAGGAACTTCAGGACAAGGTAACGCAGGTGGGTCAGGCTATACAGGTGGTGAACCATTTGCAGGTGGTGGCGGTGGTGGAGCTGGTGCTGTAGGAGGTAGTAATGTTATTAATGCTAATGGCGGTACAGGTACAGCTTCTTCTATTACTGGTTCATCAATAACTTATGCAGGCGGTGGTGGTGCAGGTGGATATGCTATTGGTGGTGGCAGCGTAGGTACTGGTGGTGCTGGCGGTGGTGGCACAGGAGTCAATGCTAATAACACAAATGGCGGTAATGGAACTGCTAATTTAGGTGGTGGCGGTGGTGGTGGACCTAATAGTGGTGGTAATGGAGGTAATGGTGGTTCAGGCGTAGTTATACTTTCTGTTCCCACAGCTAGTTACTCTAGTATTACAACAGGAAGCCCTACAATAACTACATCAGGTGGAAACACTATTATTAAATTTACAGGTTCTGGCTCATATACAGCATAAGGAAAAAAATATGTCACATTTTGCAAAAGTAGTAGATGGTAAAGTTACAGAAGTAATTGTAGCTGAACAAGACTTTATTGACAATTTAGATGGTAATTGGTTACAAACATCATATAACACACATGGTAATCAACATCCAGAAGGCAGACCTTTACGAGGTAATTACGCTGGTATTGGTTACACATACGATGCTATTAATGACGTATTTTACGGACCACAACCTTATCTATCATGGATACTAAACAATACAACATGGTTATGGGAAGCTCCTGTAGCTATGCCTACAGATGGTAAATTATATAAATGGGATGAATCTATTACTAACTGGGAAGAAGTAACACTTTAAGGATAAATTATGTTTGGTATAGCTAGTTTTTCCCAAGCTCCTTTTAGTTCTTTATCAGAAAATCTTGTTTTTGGTCAGGCTAACATTAATGCTTTAGCAACTATTACTGCTAACGCAAATAGTATTTTTAGTGGCAATGCTGTTATTACATCTAATGTAACGGTTACAGCAAATGGGTTTAGAGTACAATCAGCAACAGGTTCTATTACAGGTGTTGCAACAGTATCAGCTTTAGGTGGATTAGTAATTTTAGCCGATGCACAAATAGATGCAAATGCTTTTGTTACAGCTAGTCCTAATGCTATATTTTCAGCTTTTGCTTATGTAGAAGGTATAGGAAGTGTAACAGCTAAAGGCAGTAGGTTAGGTGAAGAATGGCTACCTGTACCAGTGGGCATAGAAGCATGGACACCAGTTACAGCAGGAACAGAAACTTGGACTGATACAACTCCAAGTACAGACATTTGGTTAAGACAAGGGTAAAAAATGGCAAAGACAAAAATTAGTGAATATTCAGCAACCCCAGCAAGTAACACAGACATTAGTAATATTAACATTGCTGAAGGATGCTCACCTGCAAACGTAAACAATGCTATTCGTTCTTTAATGGCACAAATTAAAGACCTACAAGCAGGTACGTCAGGTGATACTATTCCACTCACAGCAGGTGGCACAGGATCTACTACAGCTAGTGATGCTAGAACTGCATTGGGTTTAGTAATTGGCACAAATGTTCAGGCTTATGATGCAAATACAGTCTTTGATGATGTAGCTGCTACATTTACTGCTGCAAACTCATTTACTAATAAACAAACATTCACAGGCTCATCTAGTGTTATCTCATCTAAATTTGTTAATGCTGTAGAAGGTATAACAGTATCAGCTACCGCAGCTACAGGCACAATTAATTATGATGTAACTACACAATCAGTTCTTTACTACACAAGTAACGCTTCAGCTAATTGGACTGTAAACTTTAGAGCATCATCAGGCACAAGTTTAAATACCGCTATGTCTACAGGTGAGTCTATTACAGTAGTATTTTTAGTTACACAAGGTGCTACAGCTTATTACAATAGCGTAGTTCAAGTAGACGGCACAACTGTTACTCCTAAATGGCAAGGTGGCTTAGCACCAACAGCAGGTAATGCTTCAAGTATTGATATTTATTCTTATACTATTATAAAAACAGCTTCTGCTACATACACAGTTTTAGCATCTCAAATTCAATTTGCTTAAGGATAGATAATGCCTTTAATTTCAAGCAGAGCATTTAATTCTGCAAGAGGATATGGTTTTGCAGGTGCAAGTATACCTGCAATACAATATCTTGTTGTTGCGGCTGGAGGCGGTGGTGGTGGTTGGATTAATGGTTTAGCCAATGGTGGCGGTGGCGGAGCAGGTGGGTTATTAACAAACACATCTAAATTATTTCAAGCTGGTGTAACTTATACAGTCACAATTGGTGCAGGTGGAGCAGGTGCAGGTGGAGGTTCTACTGGTGCTAATGGTCAAAATTCATCTTTAATTGGCACAGGAGTATCAATTACATCTACAGGTGGAGGCGGAGGTGGTTCATATACTTCTAATGGAGCTAATGGTGGTTCTGGAGGCGGAGGTGGTAGGACAACTGCAGGGCTAGGAACTGTTGGACAAGGAAATAATGGTGCAAATGGTGATGGTGGTGCAAATGGAGGTGGTGGTGGTGGTGCAGGAGCTGTAGGCTCTGGAACTACTGGCGGAATTGGATTAACGTCATCAATTACTGGTACATCAACATATTATGCAGGCGGTGGTGGAGCTGGTGGTGGTGGAATAGGTTCTGGTGGTGCTGGCGGTGGTGGTAACGGAGGTTTTGGTGATAGAACTGCAGGGTCACCCAACACAGGTGGCGGTGGTGGAGCTGGTGGTAGCTCTAGTGGACCACCTATAGATGGAGCTTCTGGTGGTTCTGGAGTAGTTATTATAAGTTATCCTAAATCATGGAGAGCAGCAACAACTACAGGCAGTCCAACTGTCACTACAACAAGTACAAATAGAGTTTATAAATTTACATCTTCAGGTTCAATTATATTTTAATTATGACAACACAACGTATACAATTTAAAGACTGGTTACCTGACCAACCTAGTATTTTAGACACAGTATCAGAGGCTAACAATGTTATTCCTTTAGCGTTAGGTTATGGTGCATTTAAGTCAGCAGTAAACTATTCTGCAGACGCAAGCGAAAATTTAACTAATGTCTTTGCTACTAAAGTAGATAATGATGTTACTTTATTTGCAGGCGGTCTTACTAAACTATTTAAACTAGACTCATCTACTTTAGCATTAGATAATGTAAGTAAGAGTGCAGCAAGAACCATAAGCAATGTAGCCTTAACATCTAACGTAGCTACTATTACAACTGCTTCTGCTCATGGCTTTAGCACAGGCGATACTGTAACAGTAGACGCAAGTAACAATGTATTTGATGGTAGTTATGCTATTACTACTGTTCCTACAGCTACTACTTTTACTTACGCTAAAGTTAATGCAAATATTACAAGTGCAGCAGCTACAGGAACAGTTATAGGAAGTGCTTATACAAGCACATATAGATGGCAATTTATACAGTTTGGTAATTATGCTATTGCTACAAATGGATCTGAAAAAGTGCAATATTATGATGTCAACGCATCTAGTTACTTTGGCGATTTGGCCGCAGCAGCTCCTATTGCTAAGTTTGTAACAGCAGTTCGTGATTTTGTAGTATGTGCAAATATAGGTGCAGGCACAAATCCAGCAAGAGTAAACTGGAGTGATATTAACGACCCTACAGATTGGACAGCAGGCGGTGCTTCACAAAGTGACTTCCAAGAACTTCCTGATGGTGGTGACATTACAGGCATTACAGGTGGTGAGTTTGGTTTAGTGTTCCTAGAAAAAGCCATTGTGAGAATGTCATACATTGGCTCACCTTTATTCTTTCAGTTTGACACGATTAGTCGTAACGTAGGATGTTTAGAAAGTGGTTCTATAGCTCAATATAGTGGAGTTACTTACTTCTTAGCAGATGATGGATTCTACTCATGTAACGGACAACAAGTTACCCCTATCGGTGCAGAAAAGGTAGACAGATTCTTTTTTAACAACGCTAACATTGGGGACATAGATACTATCTCATCAAGTATAGATCCTGAACGTAACCTAGTTATTTGGAACTATACTAATACTTCTGGTGATAGAGAATTACTTATATATAACTTCCAAACACAAAAATG